GGACCTAGACGGTCCGGCTTGGTGAACGCAGCTGGTGAGCCATGGCGGCTCACACCTGGAGTGTATAGAATATCAGCCAGACAGCATGCCGAGGCGTTACCGGCCGAAGGCCACGTTTTTGTTAGCTATTTTTGCCCGCACGAGGGTGCGGTGAAGCGGTTGCATGTTCGGAAGAAGGATGCGGAGATAGCAGGCAAGCAAGCAGAGGACACCTCTAGCCGCAGGGAGGTCAAACAAGAGGTCAGTAGAACTAGCCACGGTGCGGCCGTTGGAGAGAAAGGTGCAAGGAGTAAGGGTGGTGACATGTCCAACTACGGACCAGCGCCTCCGGACAACATGCCAGGTAGCAACCCAAATGAACTAACTCGCGAGGTCACCAATATGGCCACGAACAGGGTCGTCAGGAAGCCTACTGCACAAGGTGACGTTTTCGCGGTCTACGGACGCGATTATTGTGACGATGTGGAAGAGCAGACGTCTCTGGTTGGAGCGCTGATTATGCCGAGCCAACAGGCTCCGAATATTTATTCGAACAGCGCTGCCAACGTCGAGTCGGGGATTCAGGGTCGCATCATCGATAAGTCAAGGAAGTGCCAGCTCAACAGGAGCCAGCGCCGCAAGCTTGAGAAATTTGTCAATGTCGCTATGGGGGTGACGCGACAGGAGGGGAAGGAGACTGTTGACCACTTCAACAAGAGCCTCTCGCTGTTCAGCAAAGAGCGTGTACAACAGTGGTGTTGTGATAAGTTCCACCTTGAGGAGATGGTCTCCAAGAAGTGGGCGCTCACACGGATTGAGGAGTCTATCAACGAGGCTTTCCAGCAGGCATTTCCGGAATTCAAGTTCAGCACTCGAGTCAAACTCGAGCAGATGCCGAACGAGAAGCTCCCAAGGATATTGATCGCGGATAAGGACTCGGGACAACTCTTTGCGTTGGTGGTAGTCAAATGCTTTGAAGATTTGCTCTTCGAGTGGTTTGAAAAGAAATCCATCAAACACCTTGCAAAGAAAGACGCGATGGTGCGCGTCATGAAACAGCTCACACCACCAAAGGGCAAGGGCATGAAAGCCATGCTCATAGAGGGCGACGGTTCCGCTTGGGACACCACTTGCAACGCCATGATTAGGGACATCATAGAGAACAGGATTCTCTCCCATATCTCGGACATCGTTTGCGAGTTCGGTGTAGTACCCGAGCAGTGGCACCGCGTCCATGTTGAGGCATGCACTCAGCAGTCGCTCCGGTTGTTTTACAAGAAGCACCACGAGCAGTTGCGGGCCAACATTGCTGCAATTCGGCGGTCCGGGCATCGCGGCACATCATGCCTGAATTGGTGGATTAATTTCACTATGTGGGCTGTGAGTTTGTTCCGTGAGCCATGGATTTTCCTTAACCCTCAGAGGAGGTACGGGACGGACGTTACCGGTGATCACAGGTGGTGGAATGGTTCCTTCGAGGGGGACGACTCACTAGCTGCGACTCACCCGAAGTTCGAGGCGGGGTCCACCATTGATGTGGAGTTCAGGGATTTCTGGTACAAGGCGGGCTTTGATATGAAGCTCATCTTTCCGGGATCTAAGGACGGACCTCGCAACGCCACGTTCACTGGCTGGCATTTCGCCACCGTTGACCAGTTCTTCTCACCTGGTGGGGAGAACACTCCTGAGTTGC